CTACCTGTTCCACCACCTCCAGTTCCTGCTGTTCCTGCTGATCCACCCGAACCTGCACCACCTGAACCTCCACCAGCTCTTGCTGTTGGTGTGCCATTAATACTTGTTGTTGCTCCTGCTCCTCCTGTACCTGATACACCTGCGGCAGGTGCACCAAGTCCTCCTGCGGCAGTTGCACCTCCACCACCAAAACCCTCTCTATCACCTGAACTTCCTGGAGTTTGACCTCCTCCTCCATCAAAACCTTGTGCTGGACTTACTGGAGGTTGATTACCTAATCCTGCGGCTGATAAACTTCCTGGACCATCACTTCCTGCTTTACCTCCACCTGAACCACCTGCGTTACCATCTCTTGGTCCTGGACTACCTGAACCTGCACCACCTGCTCCACCTCCTGCAGAAGTTATTGTAGAAAAAGTTGAAACTGAACCACTTGCACTTCTTCCTGCTGGACCATTTGCGGCTGAACCACCAGCACCTACTGAAACTGGATAAGTTTGTACTGAAACTGGTAAAGCTGTTCCTGAATCTAAAGGACTATCTGTGTAGGGATCAGAAGAACATTTGCCCTCTCTAAAACCTCCTGCACCTCCAGCACCTCCACCATTTGAACCCCAACCTGTTGAACCTCCACCACCACCTGCTACAACCAAATATGAAACTTTTGCTCCAGCACCACTACCAAAAGTATTTGTTACATTAAAAGTTGAATCAGAATTAAATGTATGTATTCTGTAATCTCCTGATTCTGTTATTGTTCCACCAGTAGCTACTAAATAACCAGGATTACCTGTAACATTTGAAGTAGAATCGTGAATATCTTGCCAACCTTTTGTAGAATCAACGTAAATTAAAGTTACTGATTGTGATTCAGTTATCAATGTTGAAGTTTCAGTAATTCCATTTATTTTAGAACCATTATTTCCTAAAGTTACTGCATTTGTATCCCAAGTGTTTGCATAATCTTTAATTGCTACAATATCACCTGCTGATGGTGAGGCAGGTAAGGTAAATGTAACAGCACCCCCTGTTGTATTTATAAAATATCCCTTACCACTAACTGCTGTTAATGGACTGGTTTTAGCTGTTGTACACCAAGTTACTGTACCTGATCTGCCCATTCCACAGGTACTTGCACCTGTTGCAATTTTAACTGTTTTACCTGATGACCCTAAAGTTAAAGTTGATCCACATTGTACATCTACTGTATTTACTTCTATCTTACTCATTATACTATTATTACTGTTGCGCCTGATTCAATAACCATTGTTGATGATACTGTAAAAGGACCACCAAATACTGCATTTGAATCTGCTGTTATTCTAATATTTCTTGTTAAATCTTTTTTATGATAATTTACTACGTTATCTTTTCCAGGTGCATTACCAACATAAGATATATATTCTACTTCTTCCATTGTTCCTCCTATGAAACATCTACTAGTAAGCCAACAATTATATCACATAAACCACTAGCACTGCTTGATTGAGCTTTTAAAGAATAACCTGTCGCTAAAACATATTTTCCTCTAACGATCTCAACTTTACTTGCTGGTGGTATAGATACAGCTTTGGCTATTTTAAAATCATTTGATCCATCTCTTAAAGTTACATCTAAAGTTATTGCAGTTGTCGTACTTGTATTACAAGCATTTAAACCAATCATAATTTGATTGTTTGATGTTGCTGTTACGATATTAGTTTCACTTGCATTTGCTAATGTTACTTCTGTTGATTTAAAGTTATTTGCCATTGATTATCCTCCTAAAGCTATTGCGAAAGGTATTGCGTTTGGATCGCTTTCCCCATCTATTGATACTGATGATGGTATTGTTGCCGCTGCAGAACCAGTTGCTAGTTCAAAAACTGTAACGAAAGCACTACCATTATGAAATTTAAAAATTACTTTTCCTGATGTGCCTGTATCAGCAAATATTTGACCTTGTACTGCAGTTGTTCCTGAAGTAACTCCAGGTGCTGTTGTACCAAGATTGTTTGTATTAATTGCAGATAATACGTTATTCAGATCTGATCTGAAAGACGGAAAACCCTGATTCGCTATTGAATAATCGTGTTGAGCCATTTTTTAAAAATCCTTTGAGTTGTTTGTTATCATAATTGAATTAAATTTGCAATTAAAAACCTTTGGCAATATAGTCAAAAGTTCTTGAAACTGCTGAACCACTAGAGTTTCTAAAAGTTATAACAAAACTAGTGGCAGTTTTGCTAGTAACATCATATTTATCTCCAGAAGCCATATTATCTATTGCAAAAGCTAAAGCTGGTGCTTGTTTATATGCTACTGGATAAGTTACTGTTTTAGCACCTGCTCCTGATACTATGTTATTTTCGGATTGTATTCTATCCTCCATATCAATAGTAACACTTGCGGCAGTAATTTCTGGTGTGGCAGAACCATTTGTTGATGTCATTCTAATTCTAAATTTAAAAAATCTAGCTGAATAATCTCCTACAACAAAAGTAGTAAATGCTGTATATGTTATATTATCTGCTGATGTAGCAACTTGTAATTCTGCAGAACAATTTGATTCAGCATCTCCATCAAATAATCCAGTTTGAACATCAAAGTTACCTGTGATATTATCAAATAATCTATCTCTTGATATAACTGATTGAGTAATACCACCTGTAACACTAGCTTTAAAAGAAGCACCTATATCAATAGGAGCATCAAAGTCATAAAATCCCTCTGTATCTACATTTTTATTTAATGTACCACCATCAAAATTATGTGATGTTATTGAATCAAAATTACCTGCACCTGAATCAAAAAGCTCAACTGTATCTAATACTAAAGCTGGTGTGCCATCTTCTTTTGCAATAACTACAACATCTGTTTTTGTACCTGCAAATGTTGGGTTTTGTGTTGAAGTTGCTACTGCATTAAAATTACCAATAGATGTAACAGATGTATATACAACTGTTGCATTAACACTTGGATTACCCAATTTATCTCTTGCTTTAATTAAATATGCTCCTGTTTTTGCGGCAACAGAAACTGATGTAGCTGGTCTTGCAACTTTTAAAACTAAAGGAACACTATTTTGCCATTGTGCATCTCCTGTTGTATTTTGGTATCTTAACTCATAGTAAGCTAAATCCAAATCAGCAACAGCAGTCCAATTTAAGAAAGCATCTTTACCGACAATGTTGATTGATAAGTTTGCGACATCTGCTGGTGGAGCAGTTAATCCTACCACTTCATGTTCTGATGATTCTAAAGAAGCACTAAACACTCCATAAATATTAACACCACGAACTCTGACTTTGTAACTTGCTTTATCAATTACATTTAAAAATTCAAATTTATTTCTTGCGGCTCTTCCAATGTTTACATAGTCTTGTGTGACAGCATTACCATTAGCATCTTTAGTTTGTTTAATCTCTACTTCATATATTTCTGTAAAGTTATCTGTTGCTTCAGTAATATCAATAACAAGTTTTACAATTACAGTTCCATCATTATATTCTACAAGTTCATCTGATAAACTTATAGCTTGTGGTGGAGATACCTGTGTTGCTTTAGGTAAATTGGTTGCTTTACCACTAGAAACTGTTGAGTAATCTCCTGTTGTAAAATCATATATGGCACTTGCAGTTTCTTTAAACTGACAAGATATTTCCAAAGCACCATTTTCGTTTGATAGTTCAAAGTTCCAATCGTGAAGTTGAAAAGTTTTATTACTAAAACCCATTCTTGCGTTTGTTATTTGTACTGTATCACCTACATCTAACTTAAATGCAGTCATATCAAAATTAGCTGATACTGATATTTGTTGTCTAACTTTTAATAATTGAATCTTTGATAACCTCTGACACATCTTACTTGATTGTGTAAATGGATAATCAAACTCTGAATAAATTCTTTCGTTATTATCTTCTGCTTCAAAACCTGAACTTGTAAGTATAGGATAATTCTGTGGCTGATAATTATTAGATGGTTCAGCATATACACCCTTAACAGCATTGAATAATTCTTTTTTACTTACCCTACTGTTTATAGATAAACCACTTCTTAAATTACCCTCATTTAAGGTTACAACTGGACTTAAAAAAGTTGCTGGAACTAATTTGAACATTCCATTAGTGAATATTAAAGCACCACCACAAGAAGTTAATAAGTTTTCTATAATAACTTTTGGTGTTTGTTGTAATCTAAATGAACCATTACAAGTAAATCTTTTTTCTGTACCTGAATCTAAACTAACTGTTTCATCACAAATATTTGCACTTGCTATAAAATTTGTATCATTGATTTCTGTATCTTCGGTTTGCATTCCAAAGGTAGTATCTTTTAAGTAATCTCTAATAGCTAAAGCTGGATTGTCAGTATGTGTAGTAAAATTAAATTTTTGTGTGGTGCTTCCAGTGACAGATGTAAGACTGATAGCTGTACCACCAAGAGCATTTGCATAATTAGTTGCTAATTTTATATTGTTAGCATCTGACTTTATGACAAAGTATTCTGTTCCATCTGAAAGCCCACCAATAGCAGTATTTCCATTAACATTATATTTTGCTTTATCAAATGTACTCAAACCATGTGAGTTAATTTGTATAGTGTTATTCGATGTACTTACTGTTCCTGAAGAAGCAGTAAAAGAAGTTTCTCTTGGATCAAAACATTTTTTGCCTTTTACAACAGCAGATATGTTAGGAACACCATTAGGATAAACATCTGAATCAAATTGTAGTCTAGCATATAAATATGCCTTTCCTTGTACCCTGTGATTTGTAGTCCATTGTGTTACATCAGATACTAAATTAGCATCTGCTAGTTGATTAGGGTCTCCTAAATGTTTTTTAATTCTTAACTTACCAGAATATTGATCACTACTAGTTGGTGTAAAAATAGCAATACCATTACTATCGTTTGATGTAGTTTCTAAATTAACTATATCGTCATTCAAGTAAATACTACCTATTTCAGCTACCTCGTGTCCAGCTAGTACAATGATAATATGTAAAAATTCATTTGTGCTAGAAGTCGTTTCTGCATAAACAATAGTACCACCTACTCTAGTTTCTCCATAAATAATTCTGTATGGTTGTGTGGGAGATTTAGCACTTACTGTAACTCCTGTTTCTAAACTCGTACCAAAGTTTGGTGGATCAAGTTTTGGTGCTAGTTTCTGACCTATTACACCTCCTATAATTGAAGTACCAACAGATATGAGTGCTCTCATACCTAATTTTTTAAAACTAAAATTACCAAATGAACCAGCGAATGCACCTGATTGTACTAATACAACAGCAATAGCAACAACAGCAACAACAGCTATAACTTTCTTAACACTACCACCTGTTTGTGCTACTTCACCTTGATAATCATAAGAATGTTCTTCGATTATGTTATCATTTTTGTCATAAACTATTTTAGTATAAATTTTCACTATTCTATTCTCCAAGCTATTTTGCAATCTGTTTTTCTTATTAATGCTATTTCTTTTCTCCAGTTAAACATTACTGATTCTCCTATACATACTCCTAATGTACCCTCTAAATCAGTTTTATCTTTATAATAAAAAACATCTCCTTTTTGAGCTTTATCAATATCAATAGTTTTAAAATTATTTTCTTTAGCTATCTTTAAAGCTATATCTAATAAATCTTTGCTCTTTAAACTCTTGATAATTTTTTTGGCTTCTTTAATGTTTTTATATTTTTTATCAAAAACTTTTTTACCAGTTATGGCTTCTATACAATCAATAGTAAAAGTTACACAATCATTTTTACCATGTTTGAATACTTGCTTTTGTTTGTAATCTTCTAATACTTTTTCTAATGCAGAACTCCAATTATTAACACGCATTAATTGGTTTTCTTACCCCATATAATTTCTTTATCTTGTAGGTCAGGTATAAACTCGAATCCTAAATCGGTAGGAAAATCTATTTTTTGATCTTCAAAAGTGTACATTCTGTTTGATGCCTTTTCGAATGTTACTAATCTACTTTCTAATTTTAATTGTATGACTGTTGTTTCCATACCCTCTGATATGTTCAATACGTCCATATTACCTTTAAATAATGTATATACATCTGCGACTACATTTTTACTTGTATCGAATAAACCTAAATAAACTGCACCTTTTCTATTTGTATAGTTTGCACCTAAAGCAGTAGATATCAAACTAGATTTAATACCTGAAAGAGTTAAGGTTACACCACTCATTGATAGTGTATCACTTTCTTCTATTTCACTTAAACCCAACATATCTCCAGCACCAGAAAAAACTTTTGATGAACCACCAGCAGTCATAGTTATATTGCCATAGCCATTCCACATTCTTAATGTTCCATCACTAAACTCTAATTCAATACCAACTATTGGCTGAACCACCTTACTTGTTATTGCTGTGTTAAAAGCTGATGTTATAGTTCTAGACATTATTCCTCAATACTTAATATTTTTTTTCTTCCTTGATATACTTCTGTTTTAGCATTTACTTTTTTACAACTGAACCTAACAGATTGTGGATTTACTTCTCTTTCAGCAATCCTTTTAGATTTTAAGCAGTCACTCATTTTAGCTTTATAAGTATGCTCAATCATATTTCCATCTAAATACATAATAAGTGCAACAACAAATTCCATTACAACATCTTCCCTTTATTAACACCCTCTTTGATTATATATCTATGTGTACCAAAGCCATTAATATTTACTTCTTTTTTATTTTTATTTAATATTTCTTTAATCTTGTTATTTTTAATTTCTTTACTGTACTGTAAAATTTTTCTAGTATTCCTTTCCATTTGCTCTTACCTTATCTTTTAAAGTTTCTAACTGCGTTGAAAGTTTATCAACATCTTTAATTAATCTTTCTATATTAACTTTATTATTCATCATGCCATCTACTCTTTCAGTTAGCTTTTCAATTTCAACTACCATATTTTCTATTAGTAAAAATTGTTCGCTATCTGCTGGGAGTGATCCCATTTCTCCTCTTGGCCACTTAATTCTAAATTCTGTATTTTCTTCAACATCAGAAATCATTAACTTGCCATTTGTTTCGATAGTATTGAGTCTTTCAATAATTCCAAAATAACTCCATACTGCTATCGCTACTGCTATTATAATTGAAATTAAGTTTCTTAATGGTAATTGTATATTTGAATTTTCACTTACTTTCATTCGTATCCTTTTAATATCCAGTTTAGAATCTTTCTAAAGTATCTTTTTAATTTTTTCATTTTTTTCTCTTTTTGTTCATACCCATATAATGATCTCCAGGCTCATAATCCCATCTCTTGCCATGATGACCTCTAATATCACAATAGAACATACGCAACCTTACTATAATTTTTAATAATTTTCTACTCATTCTGGTTTCGGTAATTTAAAGTCTTTCGGTGGCATTTTCAAATTTTTTTCTTTCGGTGGACCAATAAATTTATCTCCCATTAGAGTTATATCTGGGTTTTCTTTTTTATATTCGTCTTTAATTGTATCCCAATGGCTTTTTGAGTCATTAGGTCTTGTGTTATCTCTTGATGGAGTAACACCTCTACATTTAGATACTAATAATTTAAAATTTTCATTGTGAGCTAAACTTGGATTGCTATTAACTCTACCGCACATTTTCATTAGTTCTAATTGTTGTTTGATTGCTACATTCTCTTTTGAAGTCTTACAGTCTGTACCTAGATACTTTCTGAAAGTTATACTAAAATTTTGCTCATCATTATCATAGTCACTGTTATTAGATGTTCTATAATCTGTATCTCTATTCCTATCTTCTACTCTTAAATCAATTTCTCCGCACCTTACACCATATTCATTAAGATATTCGTTTCTTGCATGAGCTGGTTTCATAAATAATGCCAATAGAAGCATCAATACAACTAAAATTCCTGTAAAGTAGTAGTTCATCTTGGCAATCTCCATTATTCATAAATCCTTATCTGTTTAAATCCTTAATATCATAGCTGTGTTCTCTAACTTGATCTGCTAATTGTCTATATAAATTTTCTGCCATCTGCCATGTAGATTCAGCAGAAGTTAATCTTGTATTCATATCTGTTATATTTTTTTTTGCTAAATCAAGTTCGCTACTTAATCTAATAATTTCTAATTTACTATCATCAATAGTTGAAGTTAAATTTAAAACATATCTAATTGATGTAAATGTTCCAACTAATATAGAAGCAACTACTGGTATTAAAATTATATTTTTTTTAAATAGTTCTGCTAAATTCATTATAATGCCTCACTACAAGCAAATGATATACCATAATTACTTACTTGGTCAGTATCCCATTGAAACTCGTTATTATCTAATCTCATTAAAGTTGTTGTGCTTGAATAAATAACTGCGTCATCATTATTTATAGTTTCTATACCTGATCTTAATGCTGGTTCTATTTTTACATTTGCTTCTCCTGATCCATCTGCACTTACATCTTCTATAACCATATAAAGATAGGAATTAATTTGTATATAATCTCCAGCTTTAAAAACATTAGCACGACTTGCAGTAAAACCATCTAAAGCAACTTGATTACCAGTTTGACTAGCACCATTAACTCTAACTGTTCCTGTTGCTGTACCTTGAATAGTTTTTCTATCTTGATCTCCTAATTTAAAAGTTCCTCTTCTACCTCTTAATGAAACAAAGAAAGCTAACCACTGTGCTGCTTTATCTTTTTTCATAGGTGGTAAAGTCATAGTCGTACTCCATTGTGCACCCTCGTGTTCAAACACTTGTTGTTGATTTGTAAAAGGGGATTCTGTGACTGCTATAACTCTTGTAAGTTTCCAGTTCTGTGTTTTAATCCCTGTGGCTGTTGGTAAAGTCAAGGGATATGATGGTGTAAATACTGCCATGATTAACTACCGAATGCTTTGCTAAATTTTCCGCCTCGTTGCTTTGCTTCAGCAACTGCGTTTACTGTTGATTGTTGTATCGCAGGAAGCATATTCATAACTTCTGCTCTAACTGTATTAGTGACTCCTACTGCAAAATTTAAGTTTTGAGTGACACTAATACCACCACCACCACCAACCATTTGTTTTGTATCTGCATTATTTTTTACTACTCCACCAGTATTAGGTACAAATAACTCTGGACCTCTTTCTCCAACCATCGTTGGTGTACCTGCTTGAACTCGTCCTCCACCTGCTTTACCTCCTCCAAAAATAGTACCTATAACACCTTCAAAAAAACCTTTACCTCTATTTTTTTTCATTCTTTCTTCAATTCTTCTTTGTATTTCGTCAAGAACTAAAACTTTGAATATCATTTTTTGTAAGGCAATAACTGCTTCTAATAAAATAGTTTTAAAATCAAGTGAACTTAATTTTCCTCTTACCATAGCATCATTTATTTTTTGTCCTACATCTGAAAATATAGCACCAGTTCCTTCAGCAACTTTATTTAATTCTTCTTGTTTTCTAGTTTGTTCAGCAAGTGCTTCGTTTCTTTTTAATATTTCTTTAGTAGCAATCTCCATTTGTTTTCTGATTGCTGCTTCTGCTTTTTCTCCATCACTACCTATTTTTTTTCTTAGTTCATCTTCTATTTTTCTTAAGTCATTAAGGTTTTTTAATTCTTCTTGTGTTTTACCTAAATCTTCTAATGCTCTTTTGTTATTTCTTTCGTGTGTTCTATCGTTCTTTGCTCTTATTTCTCCTAAAATAGTTTCTTGAGAAATTTCCCCAGCAACATCTCTCATGTTGGGTTTTTTATTTCTTTCTTCAGCTTCTGCTTTTGCTTTTTTATCTTCTAAAACACCTAATTGTTTATCTAATTCTTCTAATAATTTTCTAACTTCTTTTGCTCTAAACTCAACTGGCACTTTAGTGACAGCTAATAACATTAATCTTTGCTTTAGTGTTAAATCATTAATAGCTTTTAATTCTTCTTTGTATCTTGTTATTTGTTCTTTAACTGCTTTAATTGTTGTAAGTGATTCTGGATCAATGTTTAAAGAACCCATTGCGTTGGCTAACTTATTTATAGAAGCAGTTAGAAAATCAACAGTTGCTCTACCTAGTTTAGTATTTTCAAAGAATATATCTAAATTTTCTCTAAGAGAATCAATTGCTCCAGCTAAACCTTGTGCAGCTTTAACACCAGCTTTACCCACTTGCTGATCAAGTGCATCTAATATAATTCTTTGTGCTTCAGCTTTCTTACCAGTCATCACAAGAACTTTAATCATTTCTTTTTGTGATTCTGTAAATGAAACACCAACTCTACGCAAAGCACCTAAACCAGTGATTGGGTCTTCTAATGCTTTACCTAATTGAGTTGCACCTGTTTTTACACTTCCAAAACCTAATTCTGCAAGGTCTTGAGATAATCTCATAGCATCTTTGAAAACATCTCCAGTCACAGATTTAAAAGTAAGCATAATAGCAGAAGCATCTCTTACTTCTCTAACTGATGCTAATGTGTTAATACCTATCTCTCTTGATAAATCTTCAATGTCTTCTAAAGTTAAACCTGCAGCATTACCAGTTGCTTTTAAAACTCCTTCGAGTTTAAGCATTTGTCTTTCAACTTGTGCTGTGTTTTGAACTAATTTAGTAAATGCTAAACCTAAACCAACTGATATAGCAGTTAATGCTAATAGTTTAGGACTAACTCTTCCAATTATTGCACCGATAGAACTTATCCTACCAGCTACTGGACCAAGTGGACCTTGTACTGCAGCAATAGAACCAGCTGTATTCTGAAAGATTTTTGATAAACCTTTCATTTTAGTTGAAGTAGCAGTTCCTGCTTTACCAACTTCTTTTAATTTCTTTTTGCTCTTATCAATTTCAGTTTTAAATCGTTGAGCATTAGCTATTAGTTCTACTCGTATTGTTGCTAAATTACTTGCCATTAGTCTGGAAATCTCCTCATTAATTCTTCTAATTCTTCTCTTTGTGTAGGTTCAGGTTTCTTATTACCTTGGGTTAATTGATAACCATTCAAAGCTGATAAAAATTCTACGATTGATAATTCCCAAAACTCTTTAGGGGAGAATCTTAATACACCAAGACCTATCTCTAGGTATTGTTGGATTGGGTATTTTGTTGCTCGTTCTCCCCCTTGACTAAAGGGGAATCTTCTTCTTTGTCGCCAGTAAATATAGTCATTAATATTTCAGAGCATAAAACAGCAACTTTTAATAATCCATCTTTAAGTACCATTTCTCCTACTGCTTTTTGAACATATTTACCACCAGCACCTTCAAGTGCTTCGTGCATAATAATAACTATATCTCTTAATGAATAATTATTACCACTCATACTATTAGTAATATCTAAAATAGATTTACCTGATCTAGTTTCTATATTAACTATATTTTCAAAGGTAAGTCGGAAAGTTCTTTCTTTCCCTCCGAACTTACCTTTAATTTCGCCTTTATACTGATTCGCCATCGGTTTCCTTTTCTGTTGATTGTTCAGCTTTCTTAAGTTTTTTCAAAGTTTTATGTGCTTTTTTTATATCACTTGTAGCTACTGCTTCGCAAGTGAGTTCACACCTGCTTTGAAAAACTTGTACTTTTTGAACAACAACTTCATCTACACCGATTGTTATTTGATCATAAGGTTTGATAGGAACATCTTTTCTTGTTTCAACGATTATTACTCCCTTTCTAGTGACCTTGTAAAAAGCGTTATAGGACTCGCCTTGAAATTTTATTTCTACCACTTTAAACCCATCTGTATAATCCATAATTCAAATATTATTATGCGTTAGTATATGTTATTGTGTTTGAAGATTCAAGAGTCAAAGAGTAAGTTTCCTCACCATTATATTCTCCTGCTCTTTCATAACTTGTTATTAAGAAAGCACCTGCTATCTTTGAGCCATCTGAAAATACCAAATCATAGTTTTGTATTGCTCCATCAAAAGCAAATCCTCTTACAAGGTTTTCTGTTGATGAATCTGTAAATACTCCACTTGCTGATAAAGTCATACTTCTAACACCACCACCTTGTAATAATGTTCTTGCTTTGTCATTACCACTTGAAATGAATGCGTTTGAATCTTTATCTGTAATATCTACCATTTCTCCATTTATACTCATAGATGTACTTCTCATACCACCAACTGTTGCTGGTGTACCTGTGCTGTTTTCTTTTAATAAAAAGCTACTACCTTTTCCTGCTGCCATTTTATATTCCTCCTGTTATATTTAATTTGTCAATACAAAAGTTCTAAACCTTTGTATTCCATGTGTTGTTAAGCCATCAGGTTCTTTTGTGATGTCAGAGAACTCAAATCTCATATTATTCATCGCTCCAGAAACTGTTAGACTTGATTCATGTAATACATCGTAAACTAACGACATAATTTCTTTAATCTCTTTACTTCCTCTATATCTTGAAAAAGTATGTATGATAAGGGTAAAATCACTTCCTTGTTTTGTTTTGGTTCCATCATCAACCATAGTTTGATCTCCTATTTTTACATAAGGGAAATCAGTTCCCTCTGGAACAAAATCATAAATATTGTTTCCTCCTAACTTTGTTGTTAGTGGATTACTTCCTAACAGTGCATTATAGACTGTTGTTTGTAAAGCAACTGCAAAATCACTCATTTAACCAACTCCTCAATTTTTCTTTTTACTCTTTTGAATGTTGCTTCTGCTATTGGCTTTTTACTTTTTTCAAAAGCTGGTAGCATAAATGGTCTTGGTTGCATTTTACTTGTTCCATATTCTAAAAACGCAGAATAATTTGCACCACTTTCTACTTGTGTATTATTTTTATCTTTTTGTTTAATTAAAATTTTACTAACTAGATTACCTGTATCTGAAGCTGGTGCTTCACCTGCAGCAGATGCTCTATGTGATCTTCTAGGATTATATTTTTCATATACTATTCCTGATTTTGCACCCTGTTGAATTGACTTAATAGCTTCTCCTCTAATTAATTGTGCACCACCTTTAACTATTTCTTGAAAGTCAGGTTCCATATCTTTTTCTAATCTACTTAATTGTGACATCACTTTCTTTAAATTTTTTACATTAAATGTTATATCCATTATGTACCTACATTTTCTATTGCTTCTATTGTGATATAATTTTTAAAATCATTCTGATCATTTATTTTTATTATATCAAAAGTTCTAGTGCCAAACAAGATGCGCATTGTTGTAGTTATGCCATCTCTATATCTAATCAAAAATTCGTATGTGTGAGGATTCTCAACCTGTCTTCCTGTCTTATCTGTAAATATTTGCTTACCACTTTTCGGTGTCATTTTAGCAAATGCAGTTATATGTGCTGATCTTCCTGTTGTATAACCACCCATATTGTCAGTAGTTAAATTTGTATTCTGTATTGTAATTTTATTTCTTAACTTTCCTATATTAGATACACTTGGCATTTATCCTCCTAATATATTATTTAATCTAATAACTCTATATGGTTGTAGTAATTGACCAACTGTATAGGGAATAGTATTAGCACTCATTTGAGTTACTAGTTCTCTATTCTCATATAAGTGTGTAGTCAATAATTTTATTGCCTGAATTATAGGTGTTGGTACGTCACTTGCACTGTTACCATAACCAGCAACATATTGAACCTCATAAGCATTACCTTGCCTTAATTCTGTCAAGGTTGGCCAACTAACTCCATTCTTTAAAACTACTCTAGCTTGTGTAGAGTCTACATCACTAAAATAATTACTTGCCGCAAAAGTTGAAGCAGTATTATCATTAGCATAATATTTAACATGTGTAATACTTGCTACTGGTGGTTTAGGGAGAACTATATAATCGGCACTGTAATTAATATCAGGTG